AACTTAATCTTTAGATAACCACCAAGTTGGTTATTCTTTGAATCACCAGTAGTATTATAATATACTACACCAACAGAATACTTCTTTGTTAAAGCATAGTCTGAAGAAGCTTCAATGCGCTTACGCATTTCGCCAGCAACGCTGGTGCCTTCAAGATAACGGTAACCAGTAGATACTGTTAGATTTTGAATTGGTGTCTTTGAAGTTATCTTTTCTTCTAGGCCCCAGATTGTATTGTACTTTGTAGTATAGAAATTTTCACCGTACATTACACGAGATGTGCTTGTTAAAAATCCTAGTGGAACTGTAACATAAAGCTTTTCTAAGAGTTGTGCGCTCTTAACAAACTTTGTATTATCGTAATCAGTAGCATTTCCTTCAATTGAATAGCCTACTGGACCAGCAAGTGTATCAGTCCAAACCATCTTGAATTGATCTTGATGCACTGCTGCTGGAACTGGTGTAATATTTACGCCTTCAAATTGAAGACTTCCTGCATGCGCAGCAGAAGCTACAGCTACGGCACCAGCTGCCACAGCGAGTGTGTTTACTAACTTCATATATTTTCTCCGTTTTGTTTTAAAAGATGAAACTTACTTATGACCAATATTGTATTTGCATTGTAAATTCCATTTGTCTTTATCCTTATGTGGAATTACCTTTATTTGATTAATAGGCGCCACAGGATTTTTGGACTTAGACGTGTCTACTAACTCAATTAAACCCCATTCAGCTAATAGATTTGCGATCGTATTACGACGCGCAATATCATTCTCAGAAAAATCTGTTCCTTTACCATCTAAAGCAAACAGTTCTTTGAAATGTGTTATATAATACTTACCTTGCTTGTGAAGAATATGGCAAGATTGATAAAGCGTATTATCCTTACGAGAAGAAATTCCAATACGGGTTAAAGTCTCCTTAACCTTAAGAAAATCATCCTTATGCAGTAAGGTTACTTCTACCATAGAATCAATCAAATTACTCATTTAATGCCACCTTTTTCTTGTTTTGTTCTTATAAGCACTAATTGTTCATAAGACAAGATAGAGAGGGCTTGATGGGCTTTTTCATTGTTATACCCATAATATTCTTTCACCAACTCTAAATCATCTGCAGATACTTTTTTGACCCATTTTGCAAACCGCTTCTTAGGTCTGATAGTATTTATCAAATAATCATTCTGCAACTTGTTGCCAAGTTGGTGATAAATATTCATCTCATTTGAATACAAAATTGTATCAATGAAATATGATAAGCCTTTATTTACTAGATAAGCATTGTATTCTTTTTCAGATCTTGCCGAATCATCAGATTCACGAATAAGATCTTTCTTTGTAAGGGTGATAGCATTAATAAAGTCAAATGGATTGCTCATTGGATTTTATATTTGATATATTCTGTGATCTTTTCTGCTACGTCAATACCACAATATTTCTCAAATCCTTCAAATCCGGGACTACTATTAGCTTCACAAATCTTATATCCATCTTTATCAAATAATAGATCGATACCAGCAATATCCAATCCACATACTTTAGCTGCTTCACGAGCCAAAAAGTCGATTTCATTATTCATTGGATAGAGTTCTCCTGTGCCACCGGCTGAGATATTAGCTCTAAAGTCTCCTTCAGGTGCAGTACGCTTCATTGCAGCTACGCATTTTCCTCCGACTACAATTACGCGCAAATCTATACCTGGTTGTGTATCAATATATTCTTGTACAACTAAGGTCTTTGGGCTTGCTAATTGGCTAATAAAATCCATAAGCGTTTTAAAAGCCTTTTTGGTTTCACATAAATGAACACCTTGGCCTTGACTTCCAGTTATAACTTTTACTACACATGGAAAACCAATATGATCTTCTACTAACTTTAAATCTACAGGATGTCTAACTAATAGAGTATTTGGAATTGGTAATCCAGAACTAGCAAAACGCTGATAGCTTTCTAGCTTATTCTTTGAAATATTAATACTATCGCTACTGTTAATACATTGAACACGATCTTGCTCAAATTGTTTAATTACAGAAGTCGCAAACAGCGAAGTTGCGGAACCGGTTCTAATTAAAACTAGATCAGGAGTTTCAAATTTTTCACCTTCATACCGTAAACTCTTGCCTTTATTGACGATAACATCAAATTTATTAGGATGCATCAACTTAACATCTAAACCAGCTTTATCAAAGGTCTTTAATAGTCTTTCATTATTGTAAGATGTTTCTTTGTATTTACTAAGAATAATTACTGACATTACTTAAACTCACAATCAGCTAAAATTTCAGTTAGACATGCTACAAGATTGATTTCTTGGTCAGCAACAAAAGATGCTTGATATTGATACTTAGCAAGATGAAGAACAAGCTGTGGAATAGATTGTTTATCCATAGCATCAGAAGCATTATCATAAAGCTTACGAAATAGTTCGGATGAATCCATATCTGAATTCTCACCAACCCACTTACGCATTTCAGTAAATTTCTTATTCTTTAGATAACTAATTAGCTTCTTAAATGATTCATCACTGATATTTACAAGAATTCCAGAATCAATCTTACCTGTAGCGGAATATCGTTGTAGTTCATTTAGAACTCTACGCCAATCTGGAAAATGCTTTGTAATAATTTCTGCAATTACTGCCTTATCAAATTCTACATTTTCAGAGGTTAGAATTGAACATACTCGCTTCATAAACTGCATTGCGAGCTTTGGCATATCATTCTTATTGATCTTAAACTCTACAACAGAACAACGAGAGTGTAGAGGCTCAATAATACGATTCTTAAAGTTACACGTTAGAATGAATCCACAATTTTTGGAGTATTCTTCCATGAAATTGCGAAGAGCTGGCTGAGTAGAATTTGCATTTAGATAATCAGCTTCATCTAGAATTACATACTTTCTACCGCCTGTAAATGAAACAGATGAAGCAAAGTTTTGAATAGTAGTACGAAGTGTATCAATATTACCATTCATTGAACCATTAATGACAATATAATCTGATTCTAGCTCTTCAAGCATAGCTCGAGCAACGGTAGTCTTGCCTACACCAGCAGTACCTGTTAGAAGAAGATTTGGTATATTCTTCTGATCAACAAATTGCTGGAATGTCTTCTTTAGTTCTTCTGGTAGAATAGTATCTTCAATAGTCTTGGGACGATACTTTTCAACCCATAGAAAGTCTTGACTCATAATATTCCTTCACATGATCATAATATAAATTTAATTATAACACCAATAGTGTTATTGTCAAATAGTCTTAGCCGTATATATACGATTCTCTAATATGTTCGTATATAACTTCTTCTGATTCATTATAGATCTTAGCAGACACAAAACTTAAATAATCTACATGTGGAAAAATTTTAGATTTGTTTAATCTTGTTTCTGCTTCTAAAAATGAATCGAACATGTGTTCTTCAACACGTAGCTTTCCATCAATCCAATAATAATATCTTAATTTATGCTTCATAAAAGTATTCTTTCCAAATTTCTTTTGTTTTATTTCTATATATATTTAAAGATATATTATTTAATAAAATATTTAACTTTGGCATATAATAACTTTTAGTTAATGCACATGCAATTTCATCACTATCAGTAGGAGATGCATTAAACAATTTAGAAGACCATGGAATTTCTTCTGTTCCTACTAATGGCACACCCTGAGAAACAAAATCAGCACCAACTATATTAAAGGTTTCCGAAAAACTTACTTGCATGCCAATATCCATTTGACCGCATAGCTTTAAAAATTCTTCTCTTGGTGTCCATGAATGGCCAATTAATTGATGGCCATAATCATGTAGATTTTCAAACATACCTTGAAGATTGTGTAATACCGGATCACCTTTATTTTCAACTCTACCAAAATTTACATGAAATCTTAGTTGTTTATGATGTTTTTGTGCAAATTTAAGAGCAGCAAGAGCCTGTACTAAATGATTTTTAAGAGGTCTAATTGCACCAAAACAACCAATATCAATCCAATATTTGTTTGGATCATGTTGTTTAATCTTTTGTTCTTTAGGATAAAAATTTGGAAGATAAATTACACGCTTATTTACTTCATCATCTTTCCAGAAGTTTCTAAATTTTAAATAAGTTTTAACTTCGTCTAACATTCTCGGAGAATTTGGTGCAAGAATAATATTTTTATATGTACTATATCCACCAATCCAATTTAATGCAATACCTTCATTAGCCATAAAGGGCATTTCAGAATGAATTCTGATAATCCATGTAACATTTGGATGCAATTTTGTTAAAACAGAAAATTTTGAAGGCACTACCCAAAGTGCTTCGATTATAACATGTGTAGGTTTATGTTGTGTAATTAATCGATCAATATCATTATTATCAATAGCTACTTCTAATTCTGAAGTTATTCCGTCAGAATTTAGCATTTCATTAACAAAACTAGCAGAATTATAAAGACCAGTACTCAATCCTGGAGAATTATGAAGTACTTTATTATAATCTTCTCTACGCTTAAGTATAAAAAGTATTTTATTATTATTGGCCATAATAAACTCATGTTAAAGATTGAAATGGTCCGGGTGGCTGGGATTGAACCAACGACCCCTCGCTCCCAAAGCGAGTGCTCTACCTCTGAGCTACACCCGGATTATAAGGCGAGTACGTGACAGGGCTCGAACCTGCATAAAGGAGGGTTGCAATCTCCTGCCTAACCATTCAGTCCACACGTACATAAATTGGAGGAAAGCTGAAGTGTCGATCTCCATACCGGTCAAGGTACCACTAGTTTTCAAGACTAGGTCCGGGGCCGCCCGAATTAACTTTCCATAACTTTAAAAATGTTCTTACTTCTTACAAAATCTTCTTTGACTTTAAAACGCCCAATATTGTTGCCCATCCACTTATGATGTGTGCATCTAGTGCACTTAATACAACGCTTTGTTCTTTTACGTTTATAATTAGCCAAAGAAGACTCCTAAAATTGGCTGGATAGGTAGGGCTCGAACCTACGACCCTGGAGTTAACAGCTCCATGCTACTACCAACTGAGCTACTATCCAATAAAACTTAGTTGTGGAGTTAACCTTGACTCCACACGAGACTATTAAGCAGCCAACCTTAGTTAATATTTATTACTTACTCTCGGTAGCTACCCAATAAGTTAGTTTATTTGTTTCAAATTGTGAAATACCACGAGTAGTAATAGATACCTTATATTCAGCTGGAATAAAACGTAGATATTCTGGCTTTAGAAGCACTCGAAAATCCTTATCGCATTCACCAACATCTAGACTAAATACATCAGCAGTAGAATTCTTAGAATCAACTGCACGAATAGAAATTACACCATCTTCACCGACAATAGCAACTTCTGGCATTTGTAGAACGGCACCAGCCTTAGAAATAGTTGCAAGCTGTTCAGATGTAAGAATAAATTCAAATTCCGTATCAGGAAATGCAATTTCCTTAGATGGAGGAGCGTTGATCATACTTGAATCAGCATATGTATAATTTACACGTTGCTTACCAGAGCTGATTGTGACATACTTATCTTCAAAGGTAAATTCCGGATCATTGAATAGAGATACGGTACCTAGAAAACGTGGTAGGTCATAGATTGCAAATTCCTTTTCAAAGACTTCATCAACCTCAGCCCGTCCAATTACTGAACGTTGAGCAGTCATAGACTTAATTACAGACCCAGGCCGCACTAGAATAGATTGACTGATGGTTGAAAAGTTCTTAAGAACTTGAATTGTACGTTCACTTAACTTCATAATTACCTCGTTTTGATTTTGTAAGACTATAATACATTATTAAAAATTAATGTCAACCTGTCTTTTTCTTTCCTAACTTACTTGGATCAACAGTTGCAGCTGCACCTACCGCGGCAAGATCTGCTAGAGAACCACCAAAGATATAAGTACCAACGTGTTGTAGTTGAATCCATGGACATAGCCATACCTTTAGACCAATATTTCTTGCCCATTGACAGAACATATAATCTTCAGATAGATAACGCATACTATATGTCTTGCCATCAATAGCTGAATTTCTTGTATCATCAATAAATGCAATAACTTCTTCAGCAGTAGCACTTTGATTCTTTTCAAAGAATGCACGAATTTCACGACGAATATTTGAGTGTTTGTTATCAATTAAAGCATCAAAATAAGCTAGAATTTCACGTGAGCCATCAAAGGCTTCTGTACGTACATGATCTGGACGATAGCTATATTCTGGATATTGTTCTGCAAATTTTTGCAAAGCTGACTTCTTAATCATCATGAAGCCGGTTCCAGACTCTAAAACTTCAACCGGTTCACCTAGAGGAATCTCTGTACGGCCACCAACTGGATTGAATACATAATCACCAACATACTTTTCTAGTACGTTTGGATTTTCATCAGCCATACCCTTATCTACGGCAATTTTTACCTTTTCCCAAGAGATACACTTCTTTGGATATGGTGCACACAAAATATCATATTCAGAATCATCGCTCATTAGAGCTAGCATTGTAATAATGTCTTGGGCATTAAACCCAATGTCAGAATCAATAAACAACATATGCGTACAATCTGAACGTAGGAATTCATCTACGCAATAATTACGTGCACGTGTAATTAGAGATTCATTGAATAGATAATAATAACGTAATTCAACACCATAATGTACTGCAGCTGCTGAAAGATCATTTGAAGATCTTGTAAACATACCTGCGCACATACCCCCATACATAGGAGCTGCGACAAATAACTTACGCTTTCTCAACTCATTAATATCAACCTTAATTTCCATTAATTTTTTCCTTTTTTATATTCTTGGTCATGGACGTGCAATTGCATAATTCCGTAATGGATGACCTTCATCATATCTTTTCGCCATTCATCTGGCGAACTCTTACGCCCATAACGTTGGGCATATTTTAGAATATTACCAATACAAAAGCCGGTTCCATGACCGCTATCAATGATAAATTCTGTAGCTTGAAATTTATTTTGAGAATAATGCTGATCATATGTAGCATCAATATAATTGGAGATATCTTTTAGAATCTCATCCTCGTTATATTTATAATCAATCTTATTAGCCATTAATATCTCATGCTAAAAATGTTTCTAGATCTGATGATTTACTTTCAGAATCAATTGTGTGATTTCCATTATATTGGAATGTCATTGTTGAATCTATAAATTCTCTATTTCCCAATAAAGCTTCTCTTACTTCTGTAGCCATATCTGTAGCAGTTTGAACTGGAACATTTTGACAAATATGATTTACATTCTTCTTTGGATCCAAAAGCATAAAATCAGAAGGCATACCCATAATAGATAGAGCTTCACGATATGTAATATAACGATCTTCAATTGGATGCGTTAAAGAAGTTGGATAATGACCTACAAAAGCACCAATATAATTTTTTGGAATAATAGTACCGCGGCGCATGATACTCTTTCCATCTTTTAGCTTATTATACTTATATTCGCACTTAGCTACTTCTCTTTCATAGCCGTTTTCTTTCATCCACTTTCCAACTGTTAGATAATCATATCCTGCTTGTTCAATATAACTATTGACATCATTTGATCTTGCATTTTGAGCAGTAAAAGTTTCAGAGAATTGTTGATGATTCATTCCACCATGCATAACCTCAAGAGCAAATCTATAATATGGATCATCTTTTGATGGTGTCTTAGTATTAATTGGTTCTTGCATACTATTAGTTTTACCAGCATCAATAATTGTATCTTCAATAGTCTTATATGGTCTATTATACCAATTAAGAATGGGAGTTTTATTACCTTGCCAAAAGAAATAGAATGATCTTTCACGAACTTGAGGTACTCCATGCAGAAGACTCTTTGTTCTGTAAACACTCATACTATAACCATTTTCCTTAGCAATAGTACGCATTTGACCACGAACATTAGCACCAATCTTACCTGCAAATCCTGGAGCATTTTCACCCCAGAATACTTGTGGCTTAGATTCTCCAAGAATATACTTTGTAGTTTCGATCATCCACTTATTATTTTCATTATGATCGCCATATCCATGACTTAGCATTGATAGACCAGCACATGGACATACTGATGAAACTATATCTACTTTTTCTGATGGAGTTTCATTCTTATCTAATACATAATATGGAACTTCATTATCATAATAATTTAAAATATGCTGATCATTGCTGTAAAAAGGAGTATAAGACATAAAGTAATCTGGGCGAGTACCAAATGCATTTTGCATACCAATAGTCTCTCCACCAATTAGTGGAATAATGGATGCATGCTTCATGATTCTAAAATCTTTCTCAATTCTTGTTGTTGTACTGATTTATTGAGAGGATGATTATCATAGAGACATTCTTTCTGTCTCTTAGCTAAATTCGTTAACTGAGTTATATCCATTGCTTCAATATCAGTTATATTTAGCCCAACAAATTCTGAGCCATATACTTTACCTTCAGCATCTTCACAGAATAGAATTGACTCAGCATCTACAACTTGCTGTACACGTGATCTCCACCAACCAGATCCGGCATGATAATATGCTGGCATTAAACAACCCCAGTTCTTATTATAAACCTTACACATTTCTGGTTCTGTAACTCGTTCCGACTTAAACTTACCGCGACGAGAACCATATGATTCTACGGGCCATGTAAGATTTTTTTGGGCTAGCCATTTAGCAGTTTTATTTTGAATTAAAGAAGAGAATATCCATGCATGATTTTTATCTCTTGGTTCGACAACGTCAATACCAAAGAATGCGGTAATATCGTTTTCTTCACCATAATTATTTTCTGGACGACGATTTAAGTTATAAGGATTTGGATTATATCCAAATACTAGTTCTGGTTTCCAATTAATATTTAACTTAGATAAATCACCACCAGCAAATGAACATACTAGAAGTCTATTACTTCGAGACATAATAATATCACAAGCTTCAATATAATCTTGCTTATGAGCTTTAATTGTATCTACGTCAGAATTACCATAATATAATTCTAGTAGATATGGCCGAAAAGGATCTTGTTTTCCAGTAATTAGATTATCTTTATATGGCTGATAACTATTAATAACCTGATCTACTTGCCAATCATCAAAAGCAAGAATAGCATTTGGTCTAGCTTTAACCGCATATAGACCATCATATAGATGCTGGCAGAATGATTGGATGCTATGCATATAGATGATGACTTCATCATAATGCGATAGATCTTCGCCAATTGTAACTGGTCTTTGTTCTACTTCCCAACCAATATCTTCTAAACAACGAATTAGAGAATAGTGCGAATTGAGAATCTTAAGTTCTTTTTTTAGAAAATAATCACGAACACACTGCTCACGATTCATTCCAGTAATTAAAATTTTAGGCATTTAAATAATTCCTGCACATAATAAGCTGTTGTTTTTCAAAATCAAGATCATTTAATTGTCTGTTTCTATAAGACGGGTGCGGAAGTTTGAAATGATCTACTTCAAGATATTTGGCCAAATAATTTGAAACTAATCCACCTAAAGCTATAACTTTTTTATATTCGAATAATTGATTATATAAAAAATTTTTATCAATGGTCTTTACATCAAAGTTCCATTTAGAATCGGCCGATAAGTTTGTAAATGATACGTAATCAAGATCTAATTCATCTAACCAATTATATAATCTAGATAGAGCGTTCTTCTTTGAATTTCTCTCGCGAGCTGGATTCATACCCACGATGATTACAGCAACTTCCATTCTAATCCAACCTCATCAAACATCTTTTTGCTTAGTTCCCAAGACTTTATCCATTTTTCGGTAATAGTCTGGCTAGACATTACAACTTTTTTAATACCAACCTGAATAACGCCACGTGCACAATCAGAACAAATGGGAAGACCATAAACATATAAAGTAGACCCATTAAGAGAAACACCGTTATGTGTGGCATTATATATAGCGTTCATTTCTGCGTGCACGGTAAGAGCATATTTTTGTTCACGATCGATAAGTCTATCATGACTATCTTCAATTCCTCTTGGAAATCCATTATATCCAAGAGATAAAATCTGGCCAAAATTGCCTACTATTACTGCACCAACTTTTGTTGATGGATCCTTAGACCAAGTAGAGATATGTTTAGCCAGATCTATATAGCGTTGATCCCAATTGGTCATTTTACTAAATCAAAGTGTCTAGAATAAATGTGAAGCGAACCAACATTCCAATAAATGTTACCAAGCATTACGCCAAGTTCATGAGCAAGTTCAACTTGAACGTATTCTTGCCAAGCATAATCATTACGATACCCATAGACTACATCATTACTTCGCATTTGAACTACTACATCTAGGGCCCCATCACGAATTAGATATTGCACAGCATTTGTACACATAAAGTCAGAACGATTATTAAAGTTATAATCTTTCCACATTCTTGGGCGTGTATAAATCATAGTAGCTCTACGAGAATTTGGATTTTGCATCAATTCATTACAAACATTTTTATATTGTGAATGATTATCAGCAGACCAGATACACCAGCCATAGTTTGAATTAATCATACCAGTATGATCTGCCACTTGCTTCCAAATAGAAGGTGGTCCACCAGGAATATCATAAACATTTAAGGACTGAGACTTATACCAATCCAATTCACGCTGAACATAATTTTCATTTATTTCGCCAAAAATGGTAGGTTTGTCAGCAATAAAACTAGCTCCAACTAATTCAATAGTTTTTACACCAGTCTTATCAGTAACAAACCTTTCATTCTTTAGAGCATCAATGAAATACTCACGAATATTATTAACGCGAAAATGCACTTTACTTTACCTTAGTAGCTACTTCAGTTCTAACAGTTACATTATCTGGATCTAGTTCAGAAGCTAGACAAGTTAGTGTAATCTTATCAGAAGTAGAATATGTTAAATTACTAAATGTAATTGTTGGCTTTACTGAAAAAATCCTAGTACTCTTTGGTTCATTAAACATATCGCGATTTGGATCTTGACCTTCCATCTTACCACGTAAATATGATACCGCAAAGCTAGCATAGTTGATAAGATCCTTAAATGAATCTTCAATAGATTCATGATTAGGAGTATTACCAGATTCAATAAGAGATTGAATGCGAATCATTTTACCATGAATAATATCGTAAATGGTATCAATACCACGACGATAATGCATAGCTTGCTTTACATTTGAATTAGGATTTTGGTAATCCTGAGACTTCTTTAATTGAAGTTCAATACATTCACGAAGTACTTTTACAGATTCACGTTCTTGATTTTCAGCCATATACTTCCTCACATTTTGTTTCATATTTTATACAATATCCGCGTCTAATTGCGGCAACATCATTATATTCTAATATATCATAGCTTCTATTTTTTGTACATAGCTCAAATGTTTTAGCATCAATTATTCTAGTAAAAAATACTGAAAAATGATTAATATTATCTTTTTGCTTAGCAGATATGATGAAATCAATATCTTTAGCATGTTTAAATTTAGTTTTAACAGATAATTTATGAAATGTTAATTCATCATTGTATTCTTGACTAATACAATCAAATTTAATTGATGTTTTTGGATCTATATTATCCCAAATGTATGAATCAGGATCTTTTTTATCAAACGGTTTTGGATTTCTAGGAAATCCTGTTCGTTGAAATAAAGCTATTTCAATAACCATTTTACATGTATTTTGATATACCGTATCATATGATCTGCCTCTACTATTTCTTTTTGGATCAGAATATATGTCTTTAGCAGTATCAGTCAAATATTTCAATAATTCTGGAGTTTTTTTGACAATCACTGGATCATCTTTTAAAATAAGATTCGCATAATATTGAATCATTAAATTATTTCACCAAGTGCTGATAGATAAGTTTCAATTAAAGCTTGTTCTTCTTGTCGAGCAGCTTTACTTTGCTTACGTAGACGAATGATCTTACGAATGATCTTATTATCAAAGCCAGTTTCTTTAGCTTCTGAGTAGATTTCCTTACGATCAGTCTTAAGTGCGTCCATATCTTCTTCAATTCGTTCAATACGATTGATGATAGCACGCAGTTCACCAGAGGATACAGTTTCAGTCATAATATTATTCCTCAATTAGTGTCAATAGACCATGATTATGTTCATGCGAAGGGGCGCGCCAACCCTCTGGTTTTACTAGATCTGGAAGACCAAGAGGATTTGGTCGTTCCTTCTTAATTCCTACTCTTTTGTTCATATTTGCATCATGAACTTCACTCCAAGCTCTATAAGCATTTACTTCAAAAGCATCAAGAGTACCAATTGCAACTACACAAAGATCAATAAGTGCATCAACAATCTCTTCTGGATTATTCATATTTGCCTTAAGTTCATCGAGTTCTTCTTGTAGAAAGTCAACACGAAACTCTAGATACCTTTTTAGTTTTTCAGAATCAAATTTACGAACAGCATCGTTTACACCATACTTTGTATGCATATTTTCGATATCTGCTACCCAATCACCCATCATTTTTCACCTTATACTTAATTGATCTATATCTTGCAGTTTCTATATAACCACGAGTTGCTAATAGCTGAGCTCTGGCTTGGCCATCGTTATAGTCTGTGTATTTTCCTTCAGGATGCCAAAACATCTTCTGAAATCTTTTACCTTTAAGTTTATATTCAAGAATCCATTGATTATCTACTCTGTGCATTCTTACTTCTGATATAGGAGTCTTAATGACTTCCATACCAATATCTTTAATAGTTGTTGTTTTATCCATTTCTTAATCTCTGTAATTTCTTCCATTGCCTTTCGGCCTTTTCTTTGTGAAGGAAGTTAGCAGAATCAATAAATGTATGTCCAAATTCTATATGGTCATACTCATGAAGAAAACATCTAGCGGTCATTCCTTCGAATCTATGTGTTTCAGCTTGGCCATTTGGATAGTTGAAACGTACTTTAATCCAGATTGGTCTTTTTACTTTGACCAAAAGACCTGGATATGATAAGCAACCCTCTTCAAGGGTTACTAATTCATCAGCTGCGGCAACAATCTTTGGGTTTACCACAACATATGTTGGTTCAGATTCCATTGCAAAAATCTTATATGGTTGACCCACTTGATTTGCTGCAAGTCCCAAGCCTTTACACTCACGCATCTTATTTACAAGAGCTTGAGAAAAATCAGAAAGATCAAATGGTGGATTTATAAAATCCCACTTCTTACATGGTTCATGTAATATAGGATCATTATAACTTACCAGAGATATATTGTCAACTGCCATTATGCTGCATCCTTAATTCTAGAGAAGTTCTTTACCTTTTGAAATCTAATTACATTTGAGAACTTATCTACCATTTGGTCTTTATGTGAGATTACAAACACATTTGAGTCATTTGTAACATTCATGATAATCTTCAATAGTTCATCCATACCAGTAGAGTCTAGAGAGCCGTCAAAAGTTTCATCTAATACAAGAAGATTAGATGAATTTGCATTACGTAACTTTGAAATAGATCTCCAAGCAAATAGAATAGCCAAATCAATTCTAGTCTTTTCACCCTCAGAAAATGAATCATATGAGAATTCATCACGATGTCGTGAACGAACTGTCTCATTAAAGTTTTCATCTAAATCAAATGATACTGTCAATTCCATTGATGCCAAATATTTATTGATTAACTTATTCATAACTGGAATGTATTGTTTAATGATCTTTGATTTGATACCGCCATCCTTAAGAAGGACTGACACTACATCAATAATTGACTTTTGCTTAATAAAGATTTCATGTTGTTCTACATAATCCCGTAGTTCTTCTTTGAGTTCTTGAAGCTTTTCACGATCAATTTTATTTTCATTATGTTCTTCAGTTAAACGTAGATTTTCATTAATAATCTTTTTGCCGAAGTCCATAGCTGTAGCTATCTTAGTATTCAAACTAATAATCTCTGAATTAATTTCAGCAATTTTCTTTGTAACATCTGTAATGTCATTTAAACGATTATTAATATTTGTAAACATATCTGAAATTTCACTTAAATTGCTTTCAAATGTTTCAACTTGTTGATTCTTTTGTTTAATAGATTCGCATTTAAAGCTGTGCTCAATTCCTTGCTTACAAGTTGGGCAGTTGTCATTATTTTCATAGAAATCAATTTCAGTCTTAACTCTACTTAGCTTATTCTTAAATTGACTCTCAAGTGACTCAATTTCTTTTAGCTTCTTTTGAGCACTGTCAGTGTCTTTAATAGATTCAAGTAAATCATTTACTTGCTCAGTCAAGTTATTGATTTTATTTCTATGGTTAAGAACTTCTTCATCTAAAATACTAATCTTTTCTAGATTATTTTCAATTTGCTTCTTGTGATTATCAGAAATATTCTTAATATATTCTTTTTGAAGTTTAATCTTTTCTTGACAAATATCAGCCTTATACTTGATATCTTTAATATTTTCTTTATTATCAGACACTTTTTCTTTTAATAGTGTATTCATTACAGAAAATATTTGCAAATCCAATAGATCTTCAATAATCTCTCTACGCTGTCCGGTTGGTAACTGCATAAAAGGCACAAATGATCTAGAACCAAGTGTTACAATTTGTGTAAATGATTTATGATTTAGCTTTAAAATATTCTTTTCTAGATATTCTTGATAATCTCTAGATGCTGCATCTTGATTGATCATTATTCCATCTTGAATAATCTCAAAAATTCCAGGTTTCATACCACGACGAATTAAAAACTTCTTTGATCCAATAGAGAATTCTAGTTCGACCAATAATTCCTTTTGATTAATAGAATTGATTAATTGTGGCTTATTAATCTTACGAAAAGCTTTACCGTATAAAGCAAATGAAATAGCTTCAATAAATGTAGACTTACCTGCACCGTTTTCGCCAACAATAAGTGTTGATGGCGATGCAGTTAGATTTACTTCTGTAAAAATATTACCAGTTGAAAGAAGATTCTTCCAACGTACTTTTTCAAAAATTATCATACGCTACAAGCCTCGCTGTATAATTCCGATAGAAACTTATCAATGTCTTTCTTATCAATAGAGACATCAATAGTGTCAACAAACTTCTTAAGAATAGTAAGTGTGTCTTCGGCTTCACTCACAATATCTTCATCATCTTCAAGATTTAGATAAAGATTATCATCGACAACTTGAATACCAAAAGGCTCAAGCTTTTCAAGTCTATCCATAAACATATCAAACCAATATGGATTGGTTTTATTATGAACAATTATTTTAATATAAGATCCAGTTACACCATCTAATTCAATAGCATTAATATCATCCATACTAGTCCAATTAGTATCATTATAATGAATCTTATGGAACATTTTATATGGATTTGGAATAAATGTTAATTCTCTTGTTTCTGTATCGAAAATATGAAAACCTTTTTGATCGCCATAATCAGACCATGTAATCTCATATGGACAACCAAGATAATGAATATTTCCTCTAGATGATCTATGGTGGTAATGTCCAGAACAGACTACATCAAACTTTTCAAAAATACTCGTATCCATTCCATGATCGATGACATTTCCTTTATACATCTCAAAGCCAGCCAATTCTAGATGACCCATTACTACTTGTGCATTTGTTACTTTAATTTCATTGATACATGCTTCCATATTATCTTGGCACATCCAAGGCATGAGAAGAATGTCACAACCAGCAAATGTAATTGTAGTTGGATGATCGATGATATATTGATTCTTTGGAGTTCTACCATCGCCATAGAGTTGCTTCATAGAATTAATTTCTAGAGTATTCTTATAATAGGAATCATGGTTGCCTATAATAAAGAATGTATAGATATTTCTCTTCTTTAATTCTGCGATGAAATCAGTATGAAGACGATCTGCACTATAGAAGTTAATATACTTTCTACGTTCTACAATATCTCCTAGATGGATAACATGAGTAATTTCATTCTCATCCAAATAAGGAAAGAAAATGTTTTGATAGAATTTTTGAAAGTAATCAGCAAATACGGCGCTATCGTTACGGACACCCCAGTGTGTATCTGTTACTAAAGCGATTTTCATTTATGTTGATTATCCATTTCTTTTTGAAACTTTTGAACTTCAGGTTGTACTTGGTCTACCACATTAGTAAGCATACTAAAATAATTGAATCGAATATTCATTGGAATCTTCTTGTTCTTCAATTGTGTTAGCCAATCTTGAATATTTGGTGGTAAGTTACTGTACATTATCGTCCTCTATAAAATTTTCTAGAGCTTCCTTCTTTATTTTGCTCTTTTCTTTCTTCTTTTTCAAAGAAGCTTCATAAGAACTAATAACATGAATAGCTGCTTCGTTATAACCTACACCCGAGATTACTCTATCATCAGAATCTTGAAATACATATTGATCATTTGATATAATTGCGGTCTCAAGTGACTTATACTTTACATATTGCTGTTTCTTTTCTTTTTGAATGCGTTGAACAAATGCATTCCAACAACATTGTGTAAAGTAAGCAAATGGATTTATAGATTTTTCTGGATTAAAACTACGAATATTGGCTATACAAGTTTCAATACCATCTGAAATCATTTCGTCTTTATACGAATAATTTATAAAGCTTGGGTGATTTGAAAGTTTATTGGCAATCTTTGTAATACAAATACCTAGATAATTTGGAATCTTTGGTTGTTGCATTCCATTCTCTTCAGCGAATTTACACTTAACTTTATAAGCACACATTGCTTCATAGAATTCTTTATTATTTACGTAATGTTCTGGTTTTTTTCTTGGAGCCATGTTTAAACTTACCTAGTATTGTTACATTTAATATAATTGTATATTAGTTAGAATTAATGTACATAAAAAAGTTTATAAAATAATCAAAAAAAGGTATTGACAAAGAATTCTAACTATAGTATAATAGTCTTAACAAACAAAATAATATATAGTATTAGTAATAATATATAGTATTAATAATATATAGTATTAGAAAGCTTCCCAATGATAAATAACTATGGAGTGACACTCCATACTATGGAGTGAAACACCAAATTATAGGGAAGGACTAACAATGAAGAAATTAATAATAGCTACTATTGTTCCATTTATGATTGCTTCAACAGCTTGTGCTCACGAAGTAAGAGAACCAAGAACAGAAGTAGAATGTCACCGAGTACTAAAATGGATTCCTACTGCAATTAATGGTAAACCAGCTTATGTTTGGAAATACGTATGCGATTATGAATATCCAGGAAGCCGAGTATACATTCCACAATAAAAGGAAAATAATATGAATATTAAGACTATGATTATATCAGCTGCTCTAGCTTTAGGATTAACCTCTATTGCACATGCTGCTGATATTACTGGAAATCTTACCATTTTGTCTGACTATCGTTACCGCGGTGTAAGTCAAACATTAAATGGTCCAGAAGTTTCTGGTAATATTGACTTTACTACAAATTCCGGTTTTTATGCTGGTACCTTTATAAGTAATGTAAGTTCTGAATATTACGCACATGGTGCTGGGTATGAAGAAGATTTTTACGGTGGTTTTAAGAAAGAAGTAGTAAAGGGTGTAACACTTGATGTAGGTTCATATACAGACACTTATTACAAGGCGTATGAACCAAAGAATTTAAACTATACTACAAGTGAAGTATATACAAATGCAAGTTATGGTCCATTGACTCTAGGAGCTCGCTATGCTTTTACAACTTACTTTGGTATTGCGCGATCTGCCGGTACAAAGTATGTTTCAGCTGACTTCTCACAACCAATTGGTCCAGTAACTCTCATTGCGCATGCAGCTCATACATTTGTTCCAGAAAAGAACTATGATTATAATGATCTAAATGCTGGTGTAGCTTTCAATCTACCAAAGAACTTTTCTATTCAGGCATTATACTATGTTAATACTGATCTAGGAAAGGCTATGATGGATTATAATACTGTAAATGGCAATAAACTTTATAGTAATGCTGTTGTACTTAGTTTAAAGAAGAGCTTTTAATTAAGCGTCGTATTGGCTGAGGCGATCCTTTCCATATAAGCTAGGATCGCCTCAGTTTCTCCATCTTGTGATTGTTCTTGAACTGGTTTTTTAAGCCCAGAAAGCTGCTCATTATAAAATTGTAGCACTTTTTCTTTTGGCTCAGTTATATAAAGTATATGAAATTTATCTAACCAAACATTATTTTGAGCCGATAAATCATCCCATTCATAAAAATATACTGATGGATTTCTACTATTGTACATTACATCAAGTCTCAGAGCTTCAGTTAGATTAATACAATTATCATCTTCCTCAGATAATTTACCAATAAGAGTAGTATCATTAACTAATTTTACTATTATGGTTTCGCTCATACTTTTAAACTCACATTGTAAATTTTGAATGGAAATTCTTCCTCAGAATAAATCTTTATTCTTTCTTTGAAGTGCTCAAGTGTATAGTTATTCTTTGATTTCCAAGATAAGTCATCTGCCAAATCATATAGAGTAGCTGACTCTTTGGATGTGCTTTTTCTAAGTACACGTCCAATAGATTGGAGATTTTTAACTCGTGATTTGCTTGGAGATGTGAATACCACATTGTGCAGATTCTTAATATTTATCCCTGTAGAAAACACACCAGATGAAGCTACAATAATAGCATTTTTATCGGTTTCAACAATCTTTCTGATTCGTTCACGCTCATCAGTTTCTACTGATCCAGCTACATAATATACATTTCTATCTGGAGCGGCTGCTTTAATCATATCATATAAAACATTACCATGCTTTTCCACAAACTGAAATAGTATGAGTGTATTACCTTCTAATGATAAAGCCAGATTCTTGATAAACTTATTTCTAGCTTGGCAACGTACAATCCAGTCAACTTCATCTTGATAAGTCATCTTTGAGACTACTTTTCTAATCTCATCAGTATAAGTCAAAATGATAGCTTTAATTTTGAATTGAGCTAAAAGCTTTTTTTCAATTAATTCTGCTGTTGTAGTAACTCGTCTGACTGCTCCAAATAGACCTTCAAGAACTAATTTATTAGTTTGAGTTCCATCTAAAGTTCCAGTAAATCCAAACTTATATTTGCAATCAGTAAGTTTGCCCATGATAGAAGTAAGTGATTTAGCTTTAAATAAATGAGCTTCATCTCCAATGACCATATCATATTGATCAAAGTATTTCTTAGGCATTTTATAAAGAGATTGCCAAGTTGATATTGTTATATTGCAATTTGATGACTTTTCTTTGCCTGCAGAAATGGTATGAATATCATCTGGATCTTCATAACCATAATCAATAAAATCTGATTTAAGCTGACTTACAAGAGATGTCGTTGGAACTATAATTAGAGTTCTAGCATTATAATAACGAGCCAAAAGATAAATTATGAATGATTTACCAGAAGCAGTAGGTGAAAGTAATAGAGCTCTTCTCATTCTTACTGCATGAACAAAAGCATCAATTTGGTGCTCTCTTTTTTCAAACTGTTCTGGTATATCTATTGAATCAATAAAATCATGAGCTTCTTTAACTGAGAATTCTTGTTGAGTAAAGTCTCCATCATAACAAACTTCATAATCTCTTTGTTTACAGAAATGCTCAATATATGGAACTAATCCGGCATAAATTAAACCAGACATTACATTATAAAGTCTAATCTTTCCATCCCAAACTTTATTACGATATGCTGGAGAAAACTTAGCTCCAGGAACTGAAAAAGTAAAATGCTCAGACAGTTCATAAGCAGTAGAAGCTTCACACTTTACTTTAACATATACATCATCATAATATTGTATTAAGACAGTTTCAGACATTACGCTCCAACTTGGAATTTAGCCCAGTCTATGGCAGACTTAACTATAAAGTTTCTATTAGCTATAGTTTTGATTATGGAATCTAGAAGACCAACTTTTTCTTTTTGTGCCGAGATCTTTAAAGTCATCTTAATAACTCTATCATCTGCTTCTAGATATCGTGGAATTTCTGTTTTGAGAATAGTTCTTCTACCGAAATTTTGAAATTCTTCGGTCCAACCTAATTCTGAAAGTGTGACATCATCAATAGCACCAGAATAGAAATCATGTCTAAGAGAGATTAATCTCTTAAAATCTGCTTCCATTTGAATAAGAAGCATTTTTTCATTAACATAAAATCTATAATATTTATTATGTAAAGAAGGAATAGCTAAAGCTTCTCGACCGAGCTCGGTCTTATCTAATTTAGAGTCTTTATCCCATTCAGCAAAGATTTCATCAATAGTCATAGTAACCTCATAGCAAATAAGTTTAATTATACCATAAACTTAATTAAATGTACACTAAATTCTTGAGTATTGATATTCTCTATATTTGAATGTTACTTCAGCTGTGACATATTCGACATCTTCAAGTGTGTAATCTAATGTGAATCCTGATAGCTCTGCTGGATATAGATCAATGAAATCAAATCTAATAAAAGCTTTAAGATTTGCATCTAAAATTAATAATTGCGCATCTACCTGTGGACCTAGACCAGATCCTTTTGGTTCATTAACAAGATTAGCATATTGAGTAAAGGTATCTGGTTTACCAATAGCTTGAATCCAATCAAATAGTTCAGTATAATTCTGCATATTTGAATCGATCTTGAATGTAACTCTTAGATCTGCAAATTCCATATGTTCGCCAGGAACTGCTATGGTTTGAAATGGATTTGGTAAACCAGCAGTTACACCGACATCTATTCTAGGAAAATCTACATTTTGAACATAATCAACAAAAGTAGGAATTTTCAAGAGCTGGAATTTATAATTTAGTGGTGATAAAAATTGTGGAGAAGCCATATTTTTTCCTATTTACATTAATTCTAAACTATTTATAATAGCATATATAAATTGATTGGAACGGCCATGATTAGGAACAATTTCATTGTTGATTATATGTATCGCCAAAGCGGATCGGCCGCTCGTAGAACTATTCAAGGGAATTCTTTGATTAATCTGCAAACTGCTACTTCAGACTTTGCGGTTTATGAATATATTAAGAAACTGCATCCACAATCGGAGATCAATATTGTATCCATCAAATGGAGTTAATATGAGAGCTAATAGTTCAGAGCTTCAAGCGCTAAGTGTTTTTATTAATGAATTAAATTATTTAAATATTAAAAACAGTAATAGCTCTTTAGAAAGTGTTAAAAATTATCTAAATGAAAGAATTTCTGAAATTAAAGCTAAGCTTTTGTAATAAATAAATTTTTGGGCGATGGTGTTAGACACAAGAGGGATTTATAAACCCTTTAGCAGTAGATGACTGTTCTGGACTCGGAGCGTAACCGGGGTCGCCTACCAAAATTTGCCGCAATAGCTCAGTTGGTAGAGCATCACCTTTGTAACGTGAATGTCCGGGGTTCGATTCCTCGTTGCGGCACCAGTATTTGTTGTGATAGCATAATGGCAGTGCGTCTCCCTCATAAGGAGAAGGGTTTTAGTTCGAGTCTAGATTACAACACCAGTGTTTGGGGAATTAGCTCATTTGGTAGAGCGTCTGATTTGCATTCAGAAGGCGAGCGGTTCAAATCCGCTATTCTCCACAAAGTTGCGGGTTGGCGCAGGCAGTAGCGCGCTAGGCTCATAACCTAGAGGTCAGTGGTGCGACTCCACTACCCGCTCCCAGTACCGGTTTTCCGTGAAGCCCGGCCTGTCTAGAGCAAGCAAGAAAAGGCGCGATTGAGTTGCGTTAGCGTCTTGCCCAAGTCTTTGTGAAGCAGGTAAAAGCCGAGAAGTTTTTGGCCGTGTAGCCCAATTGGCAGAGGCAGCAGATTCAAAACCTGCTCAGTGTCAGTTCGAATCTGACCACGGCTACCATATAACACGGCAGGGCCCTCTTCGCTATAGCGTACGTCCCTGTTTTCTTTAATGCCTAGATAGCTCAGTTGGTAGAGCAAGGGACTGAAAATTTAAGTGTCGGCGGTTTGATCTCACTTGTCACGTGGGAGATGAGGGGTTCAAATCTCCTAAGAGTCGCCATTTTTTTAATTAGGTGAAACGTGTACGAAACCGCAAAGAAAGCAATTATAGAATCAAGTAATGAGTCTTCAGTTTACGTTGGAGCTGACTCTATTAGATTTAAAAAGAATGGCAAGTGGTTTGCTCGTTATTCAACTGTAATTATTTTGCATGTTGATTCTAAGCATGGTTGTAAGTTATTTCATAAGTCCGTGGATATGGAAGATTATGGTAACATGAAACAACGTCTAGTAAATGAATCTTTTTACGCAATTGAAGCTGCTATGGCTGTCGTTGATGTTTTGGGAAAGAGAAAGATGGAAATCCATCTAGATTTAAACCCAAATCCACAACATAAATCAAATGTCGCTGTTAAAGAAGCTTTAGGATATGTAAAAGGTTCAACAGGTATTGAAGCTAAGATTAAGCCATATAGCTTTGCAGCTACTCATGCTGCAGATCATGCGGTAAGAAATAAGCTTCAGTAATAAATAAAGTGCCGGTGAAGGAAAGTGGTAATCCGCAGGTCTCCAAAACCTTGAGAACTCGTTTCGATTACGAGCACCGGTGCCATATCCTTGTGGTGAAACTGAAGATCACGTAACGCTACGAACGTTAAGTTCTGGGTTTGAATCTTGGCAAGGATGCCATTTGGTCGGTTAGCTCAGTTGGCAGAGCGTCTGTTTATGTGGGGGATTAACTTAATAGCAGAGTGCCTGTTTTACACGTAGGAAGCAGAGGAGCGTTACCTCTATCCCCTACCAAACTTTTAATAGATTCTGTATTGATATAATTTTTTCCAATCAAACCCGTCACCGACTACCATGGTTCTGTAGCTCAATTGGAAGAGCACTCGACTGATAATCGAGAGACTCTGGATCGTAACCAGACAGAACTACCAAATTTTGGAGAGTAAAGCGGTCAGGTGGCCGTCCTCGTTTGCTAAACGAAGGGAACCAGAAATGGTTTGTGACTCGGGCTCACTGCTCTCCGCCAATAAATATGACGAAGCATGTAATATAAGAAGTAATCGTGCTAAAGGAAATACATGGGGTAGTGGTAATAAAGACAAACCCAAAGCTGATGAACATAAATTAAAAATTTCTACTACTATCAAAAGTATGTATAATAGTGGAGAATTTTTAGGGAGAAAAGGCGGGAGTGGCGAAATTGGTGAAACGCAGGAGACTTAAAATCTCCCACATTAGAAACATTGCTGGTTCGAATCCAGTCTCCCGCACCAATTACAGCATTAGTATAATGGAGTATTCCGTGCCGGTTCGATTCCGGCCGTCCCTACCAAATTCTAAGTTTATTAGTGTCGGGACTCACCGGCATCCAACTTATTTTAGGATAATAACATGTATGATAAAGCTTTAGTATATTCTAAGGAAAACTGTCCGTATTGCGTTGCAGCAATTAACCTTCTTCTTACTAAGAATATTATTGTACACAAAAAGATTCTTGGTATAGATACTACCAAAGAACAGCTTTTGGAAAAAATACCAAATGCTAAGACCGTACCTCAAATTTTCCTTTACAAAAATTCTGAAGAGGTGTATATTGGTGGTTATGACAAGCTAAAGGAGCTATTTGATGCAACTACAGGAACAACTTCGTAATTCAATCGTAGAAATTACCTTTGATAAGGTAGATGGTACTCGTCGTGTGATGAAGTGCACTCAAGATCCACTTTATATTGATGCTCATTTTGCAAAGTCTGAAAAGAAGACTGAGCGTACACGTGAATCTAAGGAAGGTCTTTTAATTGTATTTGATACTGAGAAGAATGATTGGCGCTCTATTCGTACAGAATCTATTATCAGCTGGAGTTAATATATAATATGACTATGCATCTTGAACGTGTGTACTTCAACACGAATGGTCGTTGCAAGTCACGTTTAACTGCTAAGCAACTTAAGGCTAAGCAAGAACATAATGAATGGCTTAAGAAACGTGGCCTTCATCCAGATCAGCTTAAGGCTAAGAAGACTAAAGCTCCAATCTGTAATGATGAAAAAATGTATTATAGAACACCCAATCTACCTCCTACATCTGATATGATTGGCAATGGATTCAAGAAGCAAGAACAACAATATACTGGTACTCTAATCACCGGAATTGCTACTATGCATAAGAGCAATGCTGTTCCGGTAATCAATAAGAAACAAGCTGAAGAGATCAGCCGCATGAGGCGTGGATGAAGCAACAACTGACAGGTTGGGAAAGACGAAAAGCTATAATTGCACAATGGATAGTTATTCGTGTAGCTATGCGTTTAAGTCCTTTGTCGGTTCTTGCTCTTTGTTTAGACATTTCTCGTAAATATTATGAATCAATGGATGTAGAGGAAGAATGAGTCATTATGTAGTAACTGGAGCCTGTGGTTATATTGGTTCCGTAATTTCAAAAAAGCTTATGCAACATGGGCATACAGTAACCACCATTGATCTTAAGTCAACATATCCACTTTATACACACGACCACTGGGCTAATACGTGTTTCTCTTCTGAACTCTTTCTAAGACATATTATTGATAAGAAGATTGATGGAATTTTTCACCTAGCGGCTCATAGTTTGCTGGGTCCTTCTGTATTTGATCCACTTCCATACTTTATAAATAATGCAGGACGTACAGCTGAAATGGTGCATAATCTAGCATCAGAAGGTTGGAATGGCAAGTTTGTATTCTCTTCTACAGCTGCCACGTATGGTGCACAAGATCATACGGTCAATGAAGATTCTCCAAAGAATCCAATTAATCCATATGGCAAGTCTAAGCTTCAGGCTGAAGAAATTCTAGAAGAAGCTTTTAGAGCATATGGATTCTCTTCAGTAATCTTTAGGTATTTCAATGTAGCCGGTGCAGACTTTGATGTAGGTCAACCAAAAAATGAACCGCATATTCTAACACAAATGTCTAAGGCTGCAGATTCCGGATCTACATTTAATATCTATGGTCATGATTATGAAACACGCGATGGCACATGCATCCGCGATTATATTCACGTGAATGATATTGCAAATGCACACCTTCTTGCAACAGATATTCTTGATAGAGAAAATGGATGTCTAAAATATAATCTTGGCACATCAACTGGAACATCTAATCTAGAACTAGTAAAGGCCTTTATTGATATTACTGGTGCAGATTTAGAATATAAATTAACAGATCGCCGGCCGGGTGATCCAGCTTTTCTAGTTTCAGACGCATCCAAATTCCAACGTGATACTGGTTATCTATTTCCAGAATCAAATCTTTACAATATAATTTCAAGTCAATGGGAATATTACAATAATGACAACTGATTATGAACCGTGGTCGAGGAATGAACTTAATAAGAATTCGCAAGGTGGAACTGAAGTTATGGTTGAGGGTATGCTTTCCCGCGTAGACCCTCAACTATTACAAGATTTTCAAATTATTCCATCTCGGGTTCGTGATTTAAGAAATGATAAGCTTAGAGTTTATTGGCTTCATGATCTACCTTGGGATCCAGAAACTAATCATCTCAAGAATGAAACTTCTCGTTCCAGGTTCCATAAGATTGTGTATTGCGGGCACTGGCAGATGACTCAATATCAGAATGTTCTTGGTGTACCACATGATCAAAAGACTTGCGTGATCGAAACTGCAATTGAACCATTTAAGTTTATGAGCAAGTCTAAAGATGAGATTCGTTTAATCTACACCTCAACTCCACAACGCGGCCTAGAATTATTAATTCCGGTCTTTGAAGAATTAGCTAAGCATCATGACAATATTGTTCTTGATGTATTCTCAAGCTATAAGATTTATGGTTGGGAAGATGCAGATAAGCAATTTGAATCACTTTATGAAAGATGCCGTCAGCATCCAAAGATTAATTATCACGGATTTGCTCCAAATTCTGTAGTGCGTGAACATGTTCAAAAGGCTCATATTCATGCTTACCCATCAATTTGGTTAGAGTGTAATTCAAAGTCTCTAATTGAAGCTATGTCAGCTGGAGCTCTATGCGTCCATCCAAATTATGGTGGTCTAGCCGATACATCTGGCCAATTAACTGCAATGTATAATTGGGATTCTAATCCAAATATACATGCCAATATTTTTTATCAGCATCTAAATCATGCTATTAAGATTGTAAATGAAGAATCAACTCAGAATTATCTACAATTTGTAAAGCAATATGCTGATAACCGATTTAATTGGAATAAGATTGCTGCCCAATGGACTGCCATGCTTCAAGGATTAAGTGAAGAATATCGTAGTAAAGATATTTCAGTTTCTGAGGTATTAACGTTTAGGACTCCGGGATGATTCTAACTAAGGCTCCTTTACGCATTAGTTTCTTTGGCGGCGGAACTGATCTTCCATCTTTTTATAAAGATCATGGCGGTGCTGTTCTCTCTGTAGCCATTGATAAGTATATGTATATTGCTATTAATAAGACTCAACATAAGTATATTCGACTATCATACTCAGAAATTGAGCAGGTCCAAAATCATATGGACCTTAAACATTCTCTTGTTAGAAATGCTATAGAGCATTATAGCGACAAATATAAGATTGGTCTAGAAATCGCATCATTTGCGGATGTTCCCACGGTAGGAACTGGATTAGGTTCTTCATCTACATTTTCTGTGGCTTTAATTAAAGCTTTAACAGATTTAAGTTCTGACACTGTAACGTTTACACGATGTAAGATTGCAGAGTGGGCATGCAATCTTGAAATTGACGTATGTGGTTCACCAATTGGTAAGCAAGATCAATATGCTGCAGCTTTAGGTGGAATGAATCATATTCGCTTTAATCAAGATGATTCTGTCAGTATAACACCAATTTCGCTTTTACCAGATTTAAATGAAAAGCTTCTTCTATTTTATACTGGTAGAACCCGTTTTGCTAATTCAATTCTAGAAAAGCAAAATGCTGAGCCTAAAACAGATATTCTTCTTAAAATGAGAGAACAATCTAATCTTGGTGTGCATTACCTAATGACAAATCAAGAAGATGATTTTGGTTCTTTACTTGATGATGCATGGAAGCTTAAAACTAAATTAGCAGATGGGATCTCTGATCCAGAACTAGATAATATATATGAAGAAGGCATTAAAGCTGGAGCTCTTGGTGGTAAGATTCTTGGAGCTGGCGGTGGTGGATATTTTTTGTTTTATTGCCGCCAAGAAAATCAAAGCAAGTTGATTGAATCTATGGAAAAACTCAACTTGCTACATGTTAATTTTAATTTCTCTGTTGCAGGTGTGGAGACTGTGTTTAATGATTACAACTCACTTTAAGAACTACATTAACCAATTACAACATGCTTTATGGACTATAAATGCTCAAGAAGTTGATAATGCAGTTAATCTTATTGAAAAGACCATTAAGACCGGTGGCATCATTTACGTATGTGGAAATGGTGGATCAGCAGCAATCGCAAACCATCTCACCTGTGATTGTATGAAGGGAATCTCTACTAACACAAATCTTCAACCAAGAATTGTATCTCTAGTATCAAATGTTCCTTTAATTACAGCTATTTCTAATGATATTGGTTTTAATTGTATCTTTTTGTATCAACTTAAGAAGCTTATGAAAAAGAATGATATTCTAATAACTATTTCATCTTCTGGCAATTCACCAAATATTTGTCTTGCTTTAGATTATTGTAAGATGAATGGATTTAAATCAATTGCTTTTTCCGGATTTGATGGTGGAGCTTCTCTTGCCGCAGATATTCCAATTCATGTAGAATCAAAGAACTATGGTATTGTAGAAGATTGCCACCAATCCATAATGCATATGATTGCGCAATATATTCGTGCAAAAAATCTTGAAGATGGGGTTGACAAAAATTCTGTAGTGTATTAATATATTATTATGAAACAGAAACTTGACAAGAAAGCTACTAAGCGGCAAAAGATCCTTCTAATGGGCGATAAGTTCATTGGACCCGAGCCAACAAATGAAACAATCAAGACGCGTCTTGATGTTATTCATGCATGCAATTGGTATAATTATGCAGTTACACAAAAAGATTGTGTAAACTGGATTCTTGATTATATGAAAACCAATAAGTATAGCTCACGTGAAATTGCCTTATATAAGACTTTGCCCGAATGGCGTACATCGCGTACAGCCGCGGCTTTTTGTCGTATGTTGAGCAATAATGTAGAGTTTATTAATGATAAATCAATGTATGTTGATGAATCAATTAAGAAAGCTTTATCTTATGTGGTTACTAAAGAAAAAGTTATTAAGGAATCTTCTTTAACTGCAGAAGATAAGGCCCGTGATCGTCTCAATAATATTATTGGCAATGTAGAAGAGCAAATTGATCTATTCATTAAGAATGGTTATGTGACTACTTTTGATCCATATAAGTATTTCCAATCAGCTGAACTTAAGCCAATTCAGGCTAAGCAAATCATTGACTTTTATCAACCACTTAAGGACGAACTATCATATGCTATAATGGGCGGTGATGCTCAAGTTAAAGAAGCTTATGATAGAACTAAGATGGCAGATCGTAAGAAGTACAATACATTTATTCTTAAGATCATTTCAGATGCTATGGCATTTGTTGAGGCTAAGAAGGCTCAACGTAAGCCTCGTAAGATCAAGGAAAAGAGTTCTCAACAACTAACTTCTAAGATGAAGTTTGGTAAGGAAAGTTCTCAGTACAAGTTAGTATCAATTGATCCGTCTAAAATCATTAAAGCACAAAGCCTAATTGTGTTTAATACTAAATATAAGAAGTTGGGTGTATATATCGCAGCTGATTCTAATGGACTATCTGTGAAGGGTTCTGCAATTACAGGCTATGATGAAACTAAGTCAGTAAGTAAGACTCTACGAAAGCCAGAAGATATTCTTCCACAGGTACAAAGCCTAGGAAAGCTGGCATTCAATAAATTATTCAATGGTACCAAGACATCAGCTTCTAAGCTCAATGGTCGTATTAACGAGGATACCATTTTGGTCAGGACAATGTAATGGACACAAACAACATAGTTAAGTTTCCACAAATTAAGTCTTTTTATGAGGAAATTCCTACCACAATTGAAGAAGCTGCTTTAGGAATTGAAATGATTAAGCACTCCTATTTTGATTCTGTATCGGTAGAATTAGCTAGTCAGATCTTTACACGAGCATCTATTTGTGGATTTAATGTATCAAAGCAAGAAGCTATTAAGGATTGTATTTTAGTTGTAGAAGCTATTAAGTCTCTTCTAATGAAGGTTAAGGGTGAATATTATTCCATTCAAGATTTAGCTGAAAATATCAGATGCGATGGGGAAGAACCAGAAATCTTTATCAATGAAGATGTGTATTTTGATGATTGACAATAATTTTATCTAATATATAATTACATAATAAATTGATTAATGGATATAACTAATGATTATTCTTGATTTGTCTCAGGTCATGATTGCTACTCTAATGGTTCAGCTTGGCAATCATACCAATACCGAAGTCGATGAGAATCTACTTCGTCATATGGTTTTAAATTCTATTCGTGCTAATAAGGTTAAGTTTAGTGATGAATATGGTGAGCTCGTGATCGCTGCTGATGGTAAGCGTTCATGGCGCAAAGAAGTGTTTGCCTACTATAAGGCTAATCGTAAGCGTGATCGTGATGCATCTGAACTTAATTGGAATCAAATCTTTGAATCCCTTAATAAGATCCGTGATGAACTTAAGGAAGTGTTTCCTTATCGCGTTGTTCACGTAGATCATGCGGAAGCTGACGACATTATTGCTACTCTAGTCAAGAAGCATAATTACCAAAAGATTCTAATTCTATCTGGTGATAAGGACTTCCAACAGCTACAACGTTATCCTAATGTAAAGCAATATTCTCCTGTACTCAAGAAGTATATCACATGTAAGAATCCTGAGCTTTATCTTAAGGAACACATTATCCGAGGTGATGTTGGCGATGGTATTCCTAACTTTATGTCTCCTGATAATTGCCTTGTAGTTGGTTCTCGTCAAAAGCCTATTTCATCTAAGAAGCTTGATGTATGGCTTAAGGATAAGCCTAATAATTTCTGCAATACTGAAATGTTACGCAACTTCAAGCGTAATCAGGTTCTAGTTGATTTTGACTTTATTCCTCAAAATATCGAAAATACAATCATTGAGGAATATGAAGCTCAAAGTGGTAAAAATCGACTCAAGCTATTCAACTATTTTATTGAAAAGAAACTCAAGAATTTAATGGAAAACATCAATGAATTCTGATGAAGAAATTGCGGCAAAGATTTATCATATTTTTTATCCACAATCTAATTTTTATAGTGTAAAACACGACTATCGCAAATGGGTCGAATTAGTAAAAGAATTAAAAAAGCAAGGAATTATTAAGAATGACTAGACGATTCGGCATCTCAGAGATGCTAAAGATGATCAATGATCTACCTACAGAAATTCAACGTCAAGATTCTCTTGGAACTTGTGTAGATAATCATGTTATGATTGGTATGCTTAAATACATCTTTGATCCTAATATTGAATTTGATCTTCCTTCTGGTGAACCTCCTTATAAGATTAATGAATATGTAAATCAAGAAGGAAATCTTTATCCTGAATTCCGTAAGATGTATTTGTTTATTAAGGATGGCCAACCAAATTTAACTGGTATGAAGCGTGAAGTTCTATTCATTCAAATGATTGAATCTTTACATCCTGATGATGCTAAGCTTGTTATTGCTATGAAGGACAAGATTTGTCCTTATCCAAATATTACATATAATTTAGTTTATAAAACATTTCCTGGTTTGCTTCCTCCTCCACAAGAAGTTAAAAAGGTAAATACTATTACTGAGCCTAAGGTTCAAGCTAAGGGTCCAGGAGCTCGTAATGAAGATCTAGAGCGTGCCTGCCCTTTCGGTTGTATTTCCGCCGGTGGAAAGCAGTATTACATGCCCGGTCCACTCGTGGCACATCTAAAAAAGCAACATAATTACACACAAGATCAAGTCGATCAATTTAAAAAGGAACAATACAGCTAATGTCTAAGACTCGCCGCAATCAACATGAAGAGTATTATGATGATGAAGAATATGGCTATGACATTGATGATTATCGACAGCAAAAGAAGATGAAGCGTATGGATAGAGCTCTAAAGACTCTAGATATTGATGATCTTCTCAATATAGAAGACGACGAATACTAATCATAAATATCTTTTCTTAGTTAGTTAGGGTAAATAATGAGTAAATTGTTGTATAACTATGATAATGAGGGAAACCGAGTTTATTCATTATACGTTATAACTAATATTATTAATAATAAAAAATATATTGGTTACACACTAAAAACTATAGAAACTCGTTGGAAAGAACACGTCAAAACTGCACACAAAACAAAAACGTGTAAAAGATATATTTCTGCGTCTATTAGAAAATATGGGAAAGACAACTTTACCTTGGAATGTATGGGAACTGCTCCAACTATTGAAAAAGCTAAATTGTTTGAAAAACGATTGATTTTTATTTTTAGAAGCTATATAGATGGCTATAATATGACAGAAGGTGGGGATGGATCAGGTCTTCATACAGAAGAATATAAACAAAAAATGAGTAAACTTCTAAAAGGGAGAATTTTTTCCGAAGAAACGAAAAGAAAAATGTCTATTTCTGCAAAAGGAAAAAAGAAATCTCCAGAAACAGTTAAAAGACGAGCAGAAACACAAAGAAATAATCCCAAAACTAAAATAAATAACAAAATAGCCGGAATATATTCGCATTATAAACGCGGCCATAGTGTTTCAAATGAAAATCTACTTTTAATTAAACATCTAATAAGAGAAAATAATGAATAAAATCTGGGGTTGGTCTACACACATTGATGCTAGTGGTTGTGATCCATTAGCTATAAATTCACCAAAGATCTTTCAAGAATTCATAGATGAGCTTTTAGAAAGAATTGATATGGTAAAAATTGGAAATCTTCATGTTATTTGGTGTGAAACAAATGAACCAGAAAAAGTAGGATATTCAATATTTCAACTTCTACAAACTAGTAATGTATCTGCTCATTTTTGCCCAGCCGATAATGATTCTGCTTATTTAGATTGCTTTAGCTGTAAAGAATATGATGAAGAAACTGTTATTGAAGTATTTCAAAAATATTTTAATGCAAAAATGATTAATTATACTACGCTCGAAAGGGGTGGTGTAACATACTAAAAGAATATGATGAAGACGATGCAATTAACACCATTGTAGAATTCTTTAATCCAAAGAAAATTCGCAAAACATTTTTAACTCGTCAAGCCGATTAATCGATAAATACAATCAAAGGAGTATCAATGCCCGAATATAAGTTTCGCAATAACGATACCGGAAAAGAGTGGCTCGAACGCATGGGCATCTCTGAGGCTGATTTATTCCTCGAAAACAATCCTAATATTGAACGACTAGTACACGGCTTTCCTATGCTTCATTCGGGAACTGGTCTAGGTGGTGGTCTGAAAGTAGATCGTGGATTTAACGATATCCTTAAGAATATTAAAAAGGAACATTCAAGAGGTATTACACAGAGCACTGTAGAAACTAAATGAAAATGTCATTTTATAATGAGCAATTCTCAAAAAGGAAATACTAATAAGCGAGGAAAATCTCTTACAGAAGAAACAAAATTAAAAATTTCTAAAACTCTTAAAAATAGATCTAAAACTAAGTAGAGTGAATTGTATATTATGCTTAACTCCAGCCAAGGGATCAAGCATGGCCATAATAGAAGAATTTTCTGTAAGATTAACTAAAAGAGAAAGACGTGCTGCAGCAAAGAAAGGCAATAACCAACAAAGTAATGGATTACAATTAAAGCCAATTGCTCCACTTACTATAAATCAAGAAAGAACATTTGAAGGTTTTTATAGAGATAAAAATCTTCTGCTTCACGGTTCAGCCGGTACCGGTAAAACCTTTATCTCTTTATATCTTGCACTAAATGAAATTCTTGAAGGTAATCACGACTACAATAAGATAATCATAATTAGATCTGTAGTACCAACACGTGATATGGGATTTCTCCCAGGTAATGCTAAAGAAAAATCAAAAGTTTATGAAGCTCCATATTACGCTATATGCTCTGAGTTATTTGGTCGTGGTGATGCATATGAAATTCTTAAGACAAAGAATCAGATTGAATTCCAAACAACCTCATTTGTCAGAGGTATAACATTCAATAATGCTATTGTAATTGTTGATGAAATGCAAAATATGACTTATCAAGAACTTGATTCTGTGATCACACGAATCGGAGACAATTGTAAGATTATGCTTTGTGGTGATTTTAAACAATCAGATTTACAAAGAGACTCAGAACGTCGTGGTATTCTAGACTTTATGAAAATTCTACATAAAATGAATGCATTTAAAAATGTAGAATTTACTAAGGAAGACATTGTAAGATCATCATTAGTTAAATCATATATTATTGCAAAGGAAGAGCTACATATAGCTTGTTAGTAAATGAATTTTGATCATGAATTAGTTGAACATAAACCAGTAATCACGTATAATACGGATGGTGGACGTTTCTATGAGATTGAATCAGGGGAACGTTTTCCATCCGTTACTACTATTCTAGGTAAAGTTCTAGATAAGTCTGGATTAGATGAATGGCGTAAAGCTGTAGGCGATGAAGAAGCTACTCGAATAACTAATAGAGCAGCCAGACGTGGTACCGCTTTGCATGAGATTGCTGAGCTTTATGTTATGAATAATCCTAACTTTAATACGCATCCATTTTATGGTATGCCATCAACTCAGATGTTGTGGAATCAAGTTAAGCCGGTGCTGGATGCTCGACTTAATAAAGTTATAGCTGTAGAAATTCCACTTTATTCTAAATATCTAAGAACTGCCGGGCGTTGTGATCTTGTCGGTGTCTTTGATGGTAAGAGATCTATTATTGATTATAAAACAACAAACTGGGCTAAGGATATGGATAGACTCGAGGGTTACTTTGTACAAGAGTCTATCTATGCTATAATGTTTGAAGAGGTTTACGATTTACCTATTACGCAATTAGTAACTATTTCAGCTGGAGAATCTGAGAATGAAGCTCAAGTAGTTATTCAACATAGAGATAAATGGGCTCCTAAAGCTGAAGAATATATTAAACAATACTATAGTAATAAATACAATCAGTTGGGCATCCGGTCCTCCATTTAGACAATTAAACCATATATTAAGAGATAAGGAATGCAAATTTTTCGAGTCCATTACCTAGAATCTGAGCGCGGCTTCAACCAAGATCGCTGGTATACTGATTACGCCACTTTAGATGAAGCTCAAAGGGCCTATCGCGATACAAACGCTAAAAATATCTCCAAGACAACTCCTGATTGGTATCTCGTGGCCGAACGCATTGAAACCATTAACATTGATACGGATATCGCCCAAAGGGCTTTTTTGACCGAAGGCTGATTGACATTAATTCCGTGCCTGATAGAATGGCATCATGAACAAAAGAGAAAAATTGATCAATTGGTACCGCCATCTGGGCACAGAAGAATTTTATGAGGTGGGCCAATCCCGTCCTCCTAAAAATGATCCTGAATTGGCCAAGGCCTATCTGGAGGGCTATCGCCTGGCCGATCGTAACCAAACGGATGCCGCCTATGAGCATGCCCTGGCTATGGAAAAAATCCACGATCGGATCCGTTGACATTAATTCGTGACCGTTTAAAATAGCCTTATCAAAATCGAAAACCAAAGGAAATCCAAATGCCTCGGGGCGTCTATAACCGTTCTAAAGCTCGACGCAGTTTTGTGTCGGCTCCCATTGTCGTTGAAACTGACTCGGAAATTGCGTCTAAGCTAACCGAACGTTTTCAAATCCTTGAAGATCTAGCTAAGGCTGCGACTTCTGGCGAAATCAAGGCTCTTATTGTATCTGGTCCTGCTGGTCTTGGCAAGTCCTATACCGTTGAACAAGTTATCTCGGCTTTTGATCCTGATGGTATACGTTCTGAGCATATCAAGGGTTATGCCCGTGCAACTGGTCTGTTCAAGACTCTGTATCGCCGCCGCAACAAGGGCGACATTATTGTGTTTGATGACGCCGATGCTATCTTCTTTGATGACGTTTCTCTGAACCTACTCAAGGCTGCCACCGATTCGTCTGACCGACGTACCATTTCGTGGCTCTCTGAGGCTAAGTTTGAAGATGATGACGGCGATATTCTACCTCGCCGCTTTGAATTCAAGGGCACGATCATCTTCATTACTAACCTTGATTTCGATGCAATGATTGATAAGGGCCATAAGCTTGCTCCGCATATGCAGGCTCTTATCTCTCGTGCGCACTACGTCGACTTGGCTATGAAGACTCGTCGTGATTATTATATCCGCATTAAGCAAGTGGTTGCCACCGGCCTGCTTTCAAAAGCCGGCTATGATCACAATGAAGAACACGACGTTATGTCTTTTATTGATTGCTACTTTGACAAGCTGCGTGAAACTTCTCTACGCGTCGTGTTGAAGGTTGCGGCTCTTCGTAAGTCCAACCCTCAACGATTTGAGTCTATGGCTCGTGTTACTGTTTGCCGTAATTCATAATGAAAATTCATACATATGATCTGAAGAATGGTAAGGCGAGTCGCAAGGAACTCGTTGCAGCTGCAAAGTTTTTTGCCAGCCAATTAATGACGCCTCGCCTTACCAACACTCTTTCTATCTGTATTCGTGTTACAGATCCAGAAGATTCTGTCGTTGAAGGACTATGTACGTGGCTCGATGATCCATATAGACCCAAAGAATTTAGTGTTAAAATCAAGGGTGGTACTATTAAAGAGATGCTATTGACTCTGGCTCATGAAATGGTCCATGTTAAACAATACGCTCGCGGAGAACTACGTGATCTCCTATCTCTAAATAAGTTCACGGTTAATTATAAGGGTACTCGCCATCGACTTATTGTGTCTGATGATCCTAAATATATGACCCAACCCTGGGAGGTTGAAGCCTTCGAATTAGAAGAAATTTTGTACAATGCATACATGGTCCCTTAGCTCAATGGATAGAGCAGCCGCCTTCTAAGCGGTATATAAAGGTTCGATTCCTTTAGGGACCGCCATTTTTGTTAATTGAAAGGATATATTACGATGAATTATTGGCACCATCCTGATGTAGTACCATCAGTCGTGTTTAAGACTCGCGTTCGCGATGAGAGTATCGAAGGTCCTAACCCATATCGTTGGCAGGACGTGAATAGCTTTGATCTCTTTGGTGGTAAGCGAGTTGTGTTATTTGCTCTTCCTGGAGCCTTTACGCCTACCTGTTCTACCATGCAATTACCTGGTTATGAAAATAACTATGAAGAATTTAAGAGCCTAGGCATCGATGAGATTTATTGTCTCTCGGTAAATGACTCATTTGTTATGAATAAGTGGGCTCAGGATCAAGGCCTTAAGAATGTTAAGGTGATTCCAGATGGCTCTAGCGTCTTCACCCGTGACATGGCCATGCTAGTGGATAAGGATAACCTGGGGTTTGGCGCCCGCTCTTGGAGATATGCTGTGATTGTCGATAATGGTAAAATTGAAAAGTGGTTCGTTGAGCCAGGTCTTCGTGATGACGCCGAAGATGATCCGTATGGTGAATCATCCCCCGAAAACCTGTTGGCCTATCTCAGAGGCAAGGACTGAAATCCCTTCTGGAGTGAATTTGGCTTTCAGCCGTGATGGTACCTATGGCCAAATTCACTCCAGAGGGAATTGACATTAATTCTCAGCCTGATAGAATGGTCTCATGAAAACAAATCAGAAAACCTGTCAGGCTCGCAACCCTGTGGCGCGATATGCCCACGTTTGCAATGTAGCCAAAAGCATCCCCGCCAAGCGTGGTAAGGGTTCCATTTATCGTCGTGTAAAGTTTATGAAGGAGCTTGATTAATGAAAGACTCAGACGTACTATATTTCCCAACATATAACGCCTTAGCAGAATTTGCTAAGGCTAACGTAGATATGTACGCCAACGTATCTTTTTTTGATCCATCTAAACAATCGTGGACTCTGGTTCTTCATGAAGACGAAGACAATTCTGAATATAATCGACCGCGTCGCCGAATCGGTTGAGCCGGTATCTCAAGCTCGACTGGCCGCTGCTATTGTTTACAAGAATGATGTGGTAGCCATTGGTACCAATAAGAATAAGACGCATCCTCTGCAAAGTAAATTTGCCAAACATGAACAGGCGATTTATCTTCATGCGGAGATTGATGCCATTAAGAATGCTCTTCGTCATCTGACTCATAAGGAATTGGCCAAGAGCACTTTGTATATCTCAAGAATGCGTTTTGATGCTTCTGAGACTAAACCAGTTTCTACAAATCTCAAGCGTGGTCTAGCCATGCCTTGTTCTGGTTGTATGAGAGCAATTAAGAGTTTTGGTATTAAAAACGTTTGTTTCACAACGGACGACCAGGAATTTGCCTGGCTGTAATTTTTTTGATGAGAATGGGTTTACATTAATTCGAGGCCATATATAATGGTCTTATCAAAATCGGAAAACAAAGGAATCCGCACTATGGCACACGAACTTGAAATTGTTAACGGTGAAGCTCAAATGGCTTGGTCAGGGGAAGTTCCCTGGCACGGTCTTGGCACCAAGGTTCTTCCTGATCTGACTCCTGAGCAGATGATGGAAGCCGCTGGTCTTAACTGGCGTGTAGTAAAGCATCCCCTTTTCGCCCAAATTAATGGCGAACGCGTCGAGACCAATCACGAAGCTCTGGTTCGTGAAACTGATGGTCGCATCCTCTCTATTGTAACTGACTCCTGGAATCCTGTTCAGAATGAAGAGGCTTTTGAGTTCTTTAACGAATTCGTAAATGCTGGCGATATGGAAATGCATACTGCTGGTTCTCTTCGTGGTGGTCGTCAGGTCTGGGCTTTGGCCAAGATCAAGGACTCTTTCTTTGATCTCTTTGATGGTGATCGCACCGAAGGCTACCTTCTCTTCTCTAATCCTCACCAATTTGGTAAGGCTATTGATGTTCGCTTCACGGCAATCCGTGTTGTCTGCAACAATACGCTGACTCTGAGCCTTGGTGCTGGAACTTCTCGTGGTGTAAGCCTTAACCATCGTAACATCTTTGATCCTTCTAAGGTCAAGGAAACTCTTGGTATTGCTACCGGTAACCTTCAACGTTACAAGGAAATGGCTGAGTTCCTCGGCTCTAAGCAATATAAGAAGGAAACTGTGGTTGAGTATTTCAATCGCATCTTCCCCTCTACCTCTAAGGCTAAGGAAGAGGAAAAGCAAACTGCTTCTCGTATGGCTCGTCTTGCTTACGAAGGTCTTGAGCTTCAGCCTGGTGCTGAGTATGCCGAAGGTTCTTGGTGGCAAGCCTTCAATAGCGTTACCTATCTGACCGATCATCGTGGTGGTCGTTCTGTAGATAACCGACTCAACTCTGCTTGGTTTGGTGGCAATAAGGATCGTAAGATCAATGCTCTTAACCTAGCGATGGAATTTGCGGAGGCTGCGTAAGCAGCCTCCCTTTCCATTATGCTGAGCCTATATTTGGCAGTTGCCATATTTGGTTTATTTGTTTACACCACTATTGTAAGCGCCTTGGTCTTTAAATCCAGTGGAGATGTAGTAGAAGTACTTTTAAGGTTAATTGCGATTGGTGTCGTTGTATGCGTGTGTTGGCCTTTAACAATTCCTATTGCAGCTGCACTTGGTCTAGGCTATTTAATCTCTAAAAGGAAATAAATACATATAGTTACCAGGAGTACCTATATGGATCTACATCGTTGGACGCCAGATATCCTTGAAAGACATGAACTTCCCAAGTGGTTTATTCAAATGGCTGACTATAGATCTGCAGGTAAAGTAGCATTCATAGTTTGGGATACATTCAACAAAGAGGTTATTCATGCCGACTACTATAAAGACGGCGAGTATTTCGAAACTAAAACATTCAAAGTTAAGATAAAACCACCCGCTAAAAGAATTTTGTAGGAGATATATTATGGGTAAGAAGCGCCACCGCAAGAAGCTAGTGTCAAAGGGTCTACGTTCTAAGGTAGCCAAGAGCACAATCCGGGCTCTAGCTGCTTCCAGAGACTTTCTTTGGAAGTTGTCTAATAAGACCGCAGCTTGGAAGAAGTTCCAAAATCCATGGATTACCATTGAGAATCCAGATAAGTCAGCCACTAACCGTAGGTTTATTCGTGTACGTGCAAATGAACTCTGGGGAAATCCTAAGGTTGTGAAGGAATAATTAAAGTTATGGGTGCACTAGAGTTAGTGTGCTTAAAGAGACGTAGTGGCTGGTTGCAAACAGGAACCACCTCCTCTCATTGACATTAATTCCACATTTTTTATAATGGACCTATGAAAACGATCGAAACGACCAAATGGCTCGGAACCGCCGCCCTCGTGGCTGCGACGGTTATCCGGGCTCTCAACATGAACCATTTTGCAGACGTCCTATTGACATTAATCGGCGTTGTGTTCTGGTTCGTAGCCGGCCTGCTGATGCGCGATAAGCCGCTCATCGCCGTCAATGGGTTTTCCATTGGCATTCTTCTGTTTGGGCTTTTCCACGGTTGACATTAATTCGAGGCCTGATAGAATGGTCTCATCAAAATGAGGAATGAAAAACAAATGACCAAGTTCGCTGAGTTCGATAAGGCGGTCTGCCGCCAACTGCGTAATGACATGGATGCTCTTCTGGCTAAGTATGCTCAAGAACATGGCATCAAGTTTCATGTCGGTAACATGAAGTTTACTGCCGAATCCGTAAAGATCATTGTAGAAGCTACTGTCGAAGGTGGTGTTTCTCAAAAGCAGACTAAGCAACAAACCGATTTGGCTTACTTCGCTGCAGCTAATAACGTCTCTACGAATGAAATGAATGGCCGCCGTCTTGTTGGCTACAACTCGCGAGCTCACAAGATGCCTTGGATTTACCAAGATGTTCGCAGCGGTAAGCTGTTCAAGTGCAGCACTTCTACTGCTCGCATCTACTTCCCCACTTCACGTACTCTGATTGGAGCCATGTAATGGATAGTTATGTGGTTGTGACCTATGATGATGAGGGTGTAATGGCCATTGATTCGGTCTTTACAAATGAAGATTATGCAAAGATATATTGCTATCAGAATCAAAATCATGACCATAACTGTCTCTTATATAAGATTATCAAGGCGCCTTGGAAAGCTGATCCCTATAAATGAGGGCCTTTAGGGGCCTTTTTTTTTGGTTGACATTAATTCGAGGCTTGATAGAATGGTCTCATAGGAATCAAGGAAACGATCATGTCCAACGAAACACCTCCCCGCCCCAACCCCCGGGCCCACATCCCTTTGGTTGATGACAGATTCACGAGTCCCAAATGATTGACCCCACCACCACTCTTGAGAAAATTTTTAACGCGGTCCTGTTGACAAAAAATCAGGCCGAGGCTGACCTCCTGATGGAGGCCGCCGACGTCATCGACCTTCTCCGATCCGAAAGGGATGAGTCCGAACGGATGGCTTTGATCCATTCGCGGGATTGACATTAATTCAAGGCCTGATAGAATAGCCTTACAAAATCGGAAAGGGCACGACATGAACGGGTACACCTACACATACGAAGACGGCACTGAAGTTTGGTCGGCTGAACCAATGACTTCTCAGGAGCTGGATGAACACAAGGAATACGTAGACGGTATGTCTGAGTACTATGACAGTGATGATTATGAACCATACTACACTCTCGGTGAACCTCGAATCAATTGGAGCTACTAATGGCCTATATGTCTTATTGCGCTTTTGAAAACACTCTTAATGATCTTCGCCTGTGCACTGCACTTATGAGTGAGGCTTGCGATGATGATAAGACTCTTGAAGAGTTTATCGAGTCTCGGCCTTCTTTTTATGAAGGCAAAGCCGTCCGTGCTCTTATTGATCAGGCGCGGCAGCTGATAGAGTTGTCCGAAGAAATGGAACGATTTTAGTGAAGAAACGCTATTCTCGTAAAGCTGTAGAATATCCTGGAATTAACTTTAAGGGCCACATGTATGCAGGTACAGTGTGGCCTTTTCCTACTAAGGACGGAGAATATTCTGTGACTCTGACAGAAAAGGGCCTGACTTGTGATTGTTATGGGATGATCTTCCATGGTAAATGCAAGCATGTTCGGAATGTCGGTGAAAGGCTTGTAGGCTGATCAGAAATCCCTTCTGGAGTGAATTTGGAGCCATTTGATGGGCGTTCCATGGGTTGGCGATCGCTAGCGCACTCCAGAGGGAATTTTGAGCCGGTTGACATTAATTCGAGGCCTGATAGAATAGCCTTACAAAATCGGAAATGGAATGACATGAACATCGACAAATTTTTCAAGGCTCTCGACTCCCAACGGGATGCCTATTCGTCTGACCTCGACAAGGGTAACGCCTTCACTGTAGGGTATCTCAAGGGTACTCTGGAGGCGATTGCCATCAAATACCCTGAAGTGGATGAATACCTGAATACCTTTGTTCAACAATTGAAGGAAGTCTGATCATGGGTAAGACAATCTATCTGGCTCACATTGAAATTAACACTGAAGAGGAAAATTACTAATGATATCCATTGAATCATTTTATGTGGAGTTTCAATCACTTGATTCTGTCTATGACAAGATTGCCTTTCTTAAGAAAATGAGTCAGATGAAGCTGCCCTATTACATTAACTATGATGGTCTTATTGCGGCCTGGACCAAAAAACTATAGTATGGTTAAGTCATGCGCCTCCGGCCTCCACTTCTCTCATGCTACCTATTATGATGTAACACCTTCTAGCAAGACCCTGATATGCAAAGTTCTAAAAGATGACATCATTACTATTCAACAAGGCAAGATTCGAGCCAAGAAAGCTCTAGTGCTGGGAGTATGTGAATGAATGAATCCTACAACTCAGCCTTTGAACATCGTGTATCTATCCTTAGAAAGAAGCTAAAAGAAGAACTATCTAAAAAGAAACATGACAGAAGCAAGAAGACTATTAAACATATTATTAGCGAACTAAGGAAATGGGAAGCTATTATTAAGAAGAATAAGAAGATATCCAAGTGTCCTCATTGCAATGGCGAACTTCACTATTAATAATTCCTATAATAAGAGCAGTATTAATAAAACCGGTTTATAACGGGTTTGCGTCCTCTGCCTCTCGCTCTGGTTGACATTAATTCTGAGCCTGATAGAATAGCCTTACAAAATCGGAAACAAGGAAACGAACATGGCTTTTATCGAAAACCCTATGAATGTCTATGGCGATGCTCATGTCTATGACAATGCTAGAGTCTCTAGCAATGCTGTAGTCTTTGGCAATGCTAAAGTCTTTGACTATGCTTATGTCTCTGGTCGTGCTAATGTCTTTGGTAGTGCTGTAGTCTTTGGCAATGCTCATGTCTATGACAATGCTAGAGTCTATGGCAATGCTGTAGTCTTTGGCAATGCTTATGTCTCTGGCAATGCTTATGTCTCTGGCAATGCTGTAGTCTCTGGTAGTGCTGTAGTCTATGGCAATGTTGTAGTCTCTGGCAATGCTATCATTAAATCTAATAGCGATTGGTTTAATATCATTTGTAATAATAAAGTTTTGACTGCTTACAAGTCCAACAATAACCTGGGCTATGAGATTAATGTTAATACCTTTGATAAGAGTCTCGATCAAGTTCAAGACGATCTTAGCCAAAACCAGATCAATATGATCAAGTCCTGGATGAAGCCGGCTAAGACCGCGAAACAAATCCGGATCGAGGAACTGGAGGCCGAACTGATGGCGCTGATCCAGGCCGGTTGACATTAATTCTCAGCCTGATAGAATAGCCTTACAAAATCGGAAACAAGGAACGACATGACCGACATCCAAATCACCAAGGCCCGGCTGGCGGCCATCCGCGAGGCCGCTGGAATTTGTCTGGAACGTATGCCCACCCGGGTCCAGAAGCCCGCTGGTTCCTATGAGTCCGACTACCGCTACTCCAAGTTTTCTCGCCACCATAAGCTGAGGGCCTAGGCCAACATGATTCGTGCTATTATTGAGCTTGCCCTGCTAACCATTTGCGGTGTAATGATCTGCATTTTTGCCATCGTGGTCCGCTAATGGCCCGGCACGTGGATGTGTTTGCTGACGAGCATTTCGTATACGTGGACACCGGCTATGAGGCTCGAGCCAGATCTGGGTCGAGTACCAGGAAACGTGCGTGTCCTGTAGTGGATTGTGAGAGATATGCAATGATCCTCCTATCCTCTGCGGTAATCGTACATTTTTCCTGCTAGCAACTATGCGCTAAAACGCGATTAGTTTTATATATACCTCTGGTTTTATTTTGATCACTTTTCCCCGGGGTAGAGCGATTGATTTGCAACCAGAGGTATATGCTTTTTGCGGCATTGTGAGAAACGCCATCTGGAGTGAATTAGACGCGAATTTGTGATGGCGCCTATGGCTAACGATCTCTGGTGCACTCCAGATGGCGTTTTGGCCTGGTTGACATTAATTCCGTACCTGATAGAATGGTCTCATGACAAACGAACAGACATACCAAGAGCGGATCGGCCGCTATCGCATCATCCGCCATGAGGTTCTCCCTCTCGAGCACCAGGCGTCCTATCGACTTCGTGGCATCGATCCAGACGACCTCTGGTCTCTCATTTGGTCTTTCAATGATCTTGAGGCCGCCGAGAAGTGCCTAGCCGATTGCAACGAGCATAAAGCATCATTCCAGACGTATGCTCTGAAAGACGCTGGCCAGGAAGAATTTATTGAAAGGACCGCGTGGTTTTAGCGGTTGACATTAATTCCGTACCTGATAGAATGGTCTTACAAAATCAGAAAGGGAACGACATGACCACCTACACCTACGACGAACAGACCGTCTCGGACCTGCATAAGGACGCCTATGGGTTTCGTCCGTCGGAAGGCTTCCGTTCGCAGTGGGCTTCTGCTACTGCTGATCAAAAGCAGGTCATCTGGGACGGCCTGATCGCGACCATGGAACGTGAAATGGCCTTCGAGGCTGAGATGGAGGCTCGAGCCAGGATCGATCTGGAGGCTCGGCTGGCTCAGATGGCCGTCCTGCTGCCTAAGGCTACTCGGGCTGATTGCATCCGCTATCTGGCGGATTCTATGAACTGCATGGAAGAGTCTATTGTGGACTATGAATATCTGGACTACAAGCTGGGTGTTAAGTACGGGACCTGCAGGGACCTGCAAGGAGTTGGCTAATGGCTATTAACATTAATTCCGTACCTAATAGAATTGAATTATAACGAATTGGAATTCCTCTCTCCTCGCAGAAGTTGCCGCGGGGCATCGGGCTGGAGAGAGGATGAAGGAAATGATTAACAACAATGGAGACTAATATGAGCAAGAAGAAGATTCGACATACGCCCTATCAACTTGGTCGTTTTGCCTACCAAGATGATCAAAACCTACGTGAAAACAACCCCTTTTCTCGTAAGGATTCTGGGAAGTACCATGGCTGGAAGAAGGGCTGGTCTCAAGAGAAGTGGATGACCACGCGTAAGACGGTTGCACATGTCTGAATGGATTACGTGGACTTCAAAAACTGAGCCCGTGGATTACAATGTGGTTGTAGATATCAAGTGTCGTAATGGAGAAGAAGACACCGCGGTAGCTGGTACGTTTGATTGGACTCAGAATGGCAGTCCATATGATATTGTAGCCTGGCGTATCCATCAAGAAGTTCTGAAGTACGGCGATCGAGTTACAAGTTTAGATAATTATCATGGTATAATCATTGCAATCCATAAGGACTATGCCTGGGTGGATTTTGATGGCTTTAATAACATGTCTACTCGTTCTCTGGATAGTCTAAAGAAGTTTGAGAAGCCTATTCAAGTTGGCGATAAAGTTCATTATGTAGATGGTCCGGCATATGTTAAGGCCATTGATGGTAAACATGCCTGGATCAGCGGTAAGACTTATTCCACAGTGCGGTTAGATTCTCTTCAAAGAGTTGATGACGCTGTTTAA